TATCCATCATAGGCAAAGAGCTACGAGGCTATCTCATAGCTCTTTTTTATTTGTGATTTTCATAGATAAGTGATAACATAGATTTCGGAATACTTGGCGTCATTTCGATAAATTTCTTGAACTGCCCCGACTTTATGTCGGGCTTTTTATTTTGCAAAAAACTTAAATTTCTTTATCAAAAGTGTTGACAAACTATAGTATATGTACTATAATGTAAATGAAGATAAGGAAAGGGAGAACAAAAGAAGTTCTCAAGGTAAAATAAAATGGCACAACTTAAAGATGGATGGCACGTAGTCTATGGCGAAAATGTTTTCGTAGAAAATGGGAAAGTTACCCGCGGAGTATCTAAAGATATGAACGGCTCAGAAGTAACTTGCTACCCATACGAGTACAGCAAAGAACTTGACTGTTGGGTAAACATTTCTGGAAAAGTAACTCTATCATCTTATAGAGCGGGCTATAAAAACGGAACAAAACGCATGAAATAACTAATCGGGAAGTGAGTAGATGACATGGACGCACAAACAAAAGCCACTAAAAAATGGAACAAGGAAAACAGACAGCATCGCAATTATCTGTCAAAACGCTCGTCCGCTCGTAGCTTCATCCGTAACCACGCTACGGGTTCGGATTTGAACGAGTTAGAGGTACTTATTGCAGAAAGACGTTGTAATCTGGGAACGATAAAAGACTAGGATAATCCTAGCCTTTTTTATATTTAAAGAAGGGGGCAAATAAGGGGCAATAAGTGTAAACTTTAGTAACTTTATGTAAGTTTTACCGTCTATAGCTTACACGCATATATCCTTATTTAATAGGTTTTCTTCCTATTATATACTTATCTAAAAACCGATTAATTTTCCCGCACAGTAAAATAAGATTTAAAGAAAAAGCCTATCATATCAAGGTTTAAACCTTGGTAGATAGGTCTTTTTTTATTCTAAGGGGCAAGAAAGGGGCAAGTTATCAATGATTTCAACTACCTTATTCTTCATTTTGTTGGTGACGTGAGTATAAATCTTCATCGTTGTATCACTGTCATCATGCCCAACTCTATCCATGATAGCCTTTAACGGGACGCCATTCTCAGCTAGATAACTGACCAGCGTATGCCTGAAGATATGTGATGATATTGGTTTGTTAATTGGCTTATCTAGTCGCTTGTTAGCTGCTTGAATAGAATTGTTAAATGAGTTTCGTTGAAGTGGTACGCCCTTGTCAGTCACAAAAATATAATCCCTATCCATGGTCACCCAATCGTCTGATAGCGACCTGTTTAGATCCCGAATCTGTATAGCTTCATCTAGTAATTCAATTTCACGCTTGGTTAGTTTATTGCTACGATAGCCTGCTGGGGTCTTAGGTGGTTCCTTTTTTGCTCTCTTGTAGCCCTGGACGCTATCCAGGGTGCCAAAAATATCAAGGTATCCGTCCTCTTTTCTGTAATTGCACGTTTCAAGGGCTACCGCTTCACCGATTCGAGCACCGCTGACAAAGAGAAACTCTGCAAGGATGGCATTTCTATAAGTGCGTTTTTGCTTTCGTAATTCTGCAAGTAGCGGAAGTAGTTCAGTGTCTATCTCTAGAAACTTATTTCTTATCTTGTCGTAATCTTCCATCGTTTGCTGTTTCTTGGGAAGTTTTGCTTGCCTTGCAGGATTGCTAGGAATGTAACCAACGGTGCAAGCGTAATCGAAGGTTAGATTCAATATAGATTTAACACGCTCAAGGATTGAACGTGGAACATCGGCATCGTTGATAAAGCGTTGGATATAGTGTGTATCAATGTTTGCTATTTTGACATCTACAGCGAAATTCTCTTCGACATACCTGACATTGCTGGTCATGGAACTAATCGAAGTCCTTCGAATGCCTTTCTTGTGAAATTCCCACCACTCGCTCAACACATCGTTAAATGATGCGTCGGTAGTGTTTAAGCCAGCCATCTTTTCAGCTATCTTATCATCCAGTAAGCGTTGAGCCTCTTTCTTTGCTCGATTTGAGCCACTGTTGAGCGTAACAGATACCCGTCTCCATTTCTCAGTGTAAGTGTCCTTGTATCTTTCAAAATATTTATATTTTCCATTCGGTAATTCTTCTACCCACATTGTCATATCTCCTATTATTTGGTAAAATGGGTACAGAAAAAAGACTCATTGTTTTACCTGAGTTTTTGTTTCTGTGATTCATAAGCTCTATAATCTAACTTTGGCGAGGGAGATTATAGGGCTTTTTTTATTGTCTTATTTAACCTTGACTTTCATTTCTCCATTAAGTTTTTGACTTGCAATAGCACTGCCATCATCCGCTTTAATGTGAAACATTGGATAGCGCTCATAATTGACATTGTTAATTGCAGCCCAAACGTTAAATGCTTCATGTTCTTTGGCAAGCATGCCATCAGCGAATTTTTGTAAATCGGTTTTGTCATAGTATTTATAATCAACAGGTACCGACATATACAAAATGGTATCACGATTATAAAAACCATATTGACTAATATCTACACCTTTTTCTGTCAAATCTTTTTGGAAGTATTCGATAAAGCTAGCCATTTGATCAGCGGTAACATCTTTAGGGCCATCTGAAGAACTTGATTCTTTAGTTTCGCTTTTAGATTCTTTTTCTTCGGAAGAGCTTGATTCTTTTGAAGCCTTCTCCTCTCGTTGAGGGTTAGACAAGTCTGAACTACTGCTGGTTTTAGTCTTGGTTTTGGTTTTTGGCTTAGAAGAAGACGTTTGGACAGTCTTGACTGGTTCTGTCTTCGTTTCTGGAGCGATACCAGTTATTTCAAAAAACTTACCAAGTACAGCCAAACCTAATATGACAACAACCCACTTTTGCCAGCGTTTCAAATTCTTCCATTTACTCAACATTTTTAAATCTCCTTTAGTTTTAGATATTCATTTTTTACAAAAGTCTCATCACAAATAGTGGTGAGATTATATTTTTCCATAAAGTGGACGTAGTTGAAGTCGTCCAGGGATTCGTTTTCGAGCAATCCACGGATCATGTCTCTATTAGCTTGAGCCTCATACTTTTCTCGCAGACGCTCATAGTGTTTAGGATCGTGTTCTAGGTGGCCTAATTCGTGCAGTAGGACCTTTAAACGTCTTTCGACGGGTAAATCCCTATTGATGTAAACCACACGGTTAACAGGGTCTAGAAACCCATCTCGTGGCCACTGGCTAGAGTCGAACTCACAAAGAGACACGTTGAACTGCTCAAGTAATTCTTTTTCAGGCATAGCTTCCTCGTATCGGTTTCTATAAAAAACAAAAGAGCCAATCCAACAAACGAACTGGCCCTTTTTAGACGTTTTGTTCCCTTACACTTGCGCACGCACAAGCCATAGGGCGCTGAACTTAATCAGTCTTCCACTAAAAATAGTCTACAAAATGTTTTATTTATTGTCAATGTTTTTACAAAAAAGTAAACATTTTAACCAGTTCTGGTATTTTCGTGTAATCAGATGCATACCTTTGCATTCAGTCAATAAGATTTTGAATTTTCAAGCCTTGATGATATTATTTGCCGAACCAGACAGGAATAGCAATACCGGCAAGAGCTACAAGGATACCAATAAACCAATAAGTGAATTCTTTTCTATTCTTGGCTTGTTCCTCGAGTTGCCTATTGGTTTGTGCTAAGAACATGTTTTCCATGCGTTGACCAAAGGTATCAAATTTAGCGTCAATCTTTTGGTCCATCATCTGGAATTTTAAGTCCAGTTCGTTTTTGGCGTACATGTCGTCTAGTTTGTTTTCAATTTTTTCAATACGACGCCCTAACTGATCAGTGCGAAGAGATAGCTCAGTCTTATCTTGATTTAAGCTCTGGGCTGTTTGTTGAAGGAAATGTTGAGTGTTTTCTTCGTTCTTTTCCAATCTTTGCTCCAGCGCTTGAATATCCAGCTCACGATACAAGTCAATAGCCATTTGTCTTACCTCATCTATTTGATTTTGTAAATCCATTATATCACTTGCATGGGGTGTTTGGGTGTTGATTCTTTTGCTAGAGTTTATAGAAGTCACCTTAGACGGTCTAGCGCTTGCAGTGGCATTTGTTTCAGGAACTTCGATATCTTGAGTGTTATTCATTCATACCACCCCCGAAATAGTAGTAGCAGTAAAATGTATCAGTAGCCTCGCCACCTTTTATCAAAGCGAACAACAGGAACAAATCCCCTTTTTCCATCAAATTTAAATCAAAGGTAAAATCCCCGGCTGCTTTCCCGTAGCCCTCGTTATCGGGAGCTAAAATGCTTGACTTTGGTATATAGACGTTTGTAGCATGGACAAGATAAGGCTCTCTACTTGGGAAATTTGCAGTAACTACTAGCGTGTAGTTCGTTTCGGGTTGGATGTTAAAGAAATCTATAGAACAATTCAGCGCCACGCCTATCGGATAACTCGATAAGTTGTTTAATGTGCTAAGTTCGTCACCGCTGTCAGCTTCAAAAAGTTTGACTCCAGCAATCTTTTCTTTAAATGGATTTGACTTCGTAGCGACACTTACCATACTATTCTCCCTTACTACTCATATAACCTGCAATAATGCCACGGATAGCCCGCTTGTCATCCTCAGTCAGCGGTTTACCGTCGAACATCATGGCGTTGTCGATGATTTCATCGATGTCATGGGCGTTGGTTGATTGTGGTTCATCCGTAACACCCCACTCAGCGAGTGTGTCCGGTGAAATCCCCAACAAGTGACAGATTTTAAAGACGTTTTCAGCTTTTGCATTCATGATACCACGCTCTAAAATAGAGCGAACGGTAGTATAAGAGATGCCACTTTCTGTTGCAAAAGCTCTTACATTCCCATATTTAGCTATAATCAGTTCTTTAATTCTTTCCTCAGCCTGCATTTTTTTGTAACCCTCATTTCTCTTTCTTTCTATATATTACCACAGAAAATTGAGTGGGTAAATAAAAAAAGTAAAAAAAATCGTATTTTTCTGTTGACTATGTACGAAAATTAGTATATACTTAAATCAAGCTTAAGGAAGGAGGACACAAATGAAAAATATCGAAGAAATTCGTAAGATTAAAGGTGTCGCATTAGTAGACATCGCCGACCTGCTAGGTGTTGATTCCCGCACGGTTCGTAGCAAAATCGATGGTGTATCTGATTTCAAATTTGGCGAGACGGTAGCTATCAAGAAAGCATTCTTCCCAGAATATGAATTAGAATACCTGTTCAGCGAACGTGCTGAAGCCTAAATTTTTTTAACCTAGATATACGAAAATTCGTATAAGTTAGAAAGGAATGAGATGAACGAAATAGCATTATCGAACAACCTACCTCAGATTGAATCGGAAATTAGAGAAGAAAAAGAAAATGTAGGGAAATCATTCTGGGAGATTGGTAGACGATTGAACCACGTCAAAGAAAACGACCTAGCACACGGGCAATTCTTAGAGTGGTTAAAAACAATGGATATAGAGCGAACCTTAGCACACAGAATGATGAAAGTAGCAAAGGAACTCCCAAATGTTGCCACGTTGCAACATTTAGGAAATAGAGCTCTCTATTTGCTAGCTACACTGCCCGACGAATCAAGGCAAGAGCAAATCGAAAAGATTGAGCAAGGCGAGACACCAACGGTCAGAGAATTGCAAGAGGTCAAACGAAAACTCAAACTCAAAGATCAAGCACTCGAAGCGGTTAAAGGCGAGCTTGAGCGTGCCAAGGCAGTCAAACCAACTGAAAAAGTAATCGAAAAGGAAATCATCCCAGACGATTACAAAGCCACACAAGAGCTAAATAAACAGCTACTAGCAAAAAACAAAGAGCTTTCAGATAGCGAGCAAGCGGCTAACGAGCGAGTGCAGTTCATTGAATCACAACTCAAAGAGCTAATGAATCAACGTCAAGAGGTTGACGAAAAGTCAGCTAAATACGACGAATTGACAAGAGCCATTGAACAGTCGCAAGGGCAACTAGATAGCTATCAAAAGCAAGTATCTGCCTACCGCCACACTATCAACTTTTTAGAAAAAGGGAACAAGTTCCTTGCTAACTTTGGCGGTGTTGCATTTCTGGATATTAAGCCAGCGTTAAGCAATCCGAAAGTTAGAACCGAGCTTGAAACTTTCCTAACCATGCTAAATAGTCTCAGTCGTAGCGTTTCGGAGATACTGGAACAAGACGATGTGATTGAAGGAGAAATCTTATGACAAACGACATTATCGGTCAAAGTAAAGACCACGCAAGACAAGTATCACACCTAGCAGTTACTAGAAATATGCTAGATGCACTTGAAAACCATGAGGAGCGTATCGCTAACCTAGAAGACAACATGAGAGTGAACGCTGCACAAGAAATTAAATTGACTAACCTTGTTAACCGCAAAATTGTTGGATTGCTAGAAGGCAAGAAAAGCAAAGCTTACCGTGACAATCATATTCGAGGTAAAGCATATCACGCTATCAACCAAGGAATCATTGATCGTTTCGGTGTGAGACGCAAAGAAATTCCTGCTAAAGAATTTAAGAACGCTGTTATCTTTATCGAAAATTGGGGGTTGAGCGACCCAGAGCTAAAAAACGAGATTTTCACTGCCAATCATCAAGGAAGTTTGTTTGAAGCGTAGTTAGAGAGGAGACACTATGAATGAAATCAAAATCCGTGAAGATAAAATATCCTTGGATGGTCAAGAGTTAAAAACTCTTACGGAATTTGAAATAAAAAGCACAACCGAGGACGGCTATGCAGAAGTGAAATTAACCTTACTTGCTAAGTTGACCTGAAAGGAGCAAAAAAATGAATCACATTCACGATTTTATCGAGTTCATGCAAAAAGGCCGCACAATCCCAGAATGGGACTTCACGACCTACATGTTCTTTACATTCTCAATGCTTGTCGGAGTTCTCATCTTGCTTCCTGTTCGATTTGAGAACTCTTTTGGAAAGAGACCAGAAGACACCAAAGATAGGGACGCTAACGAAGGACATTAAATTTCCAAATTGAGTATCAGACAGGACAATCAAGCAGTTTCTCAAAACGAGGAATCCAAAGATAGGCAAAGTGATGACAAAGCTATAAGTTATATCACCGTCTTTCTCAAACTTGAAAAAGAGCAGAATGTCATGGATATAGCTTAACGCTAACATCGAAATGAATAAAGCGATACCAATCACTAGGCATAGATACGTCCAATTGATGTCGGCCAGCCTAGTCAAGGCTGAATGGCTATCTGGTGTTATACAGTGGAATTCAATGTACAGCAACCCAACGAACATCAGAAAAGCAGATATTTCAGATTTATTCTTCATGTCAAAACCTCGTTTTTATTAACTATTATATCAAATGGAAAGGACTACCAATGGAAATCACCTACAAACCAGTCGGAGTTAACGAAACGGCTGAGTGGGGAGACTACGACCACCTAATGCAACGGTGGGAAGGCCTAGGAAAGTCAATGGCAAAGAACCTCATTCGAGAAATGAGGGATAACAAAGACTTTCGAGACTACGTATTCAACCCGACGCACAAACTGGTATTCATCAACTATGAGGGATTTAAGTCCTTCATCGAGTGGAAAACTAGAAACAGATTCAAATAGCAATACATCCCTAGCCGTAGCAGTGAGCTAGCGAGGAGATATAAGCAATACCTACCTGAAACTACAACGATTTGATATTCATAAGTCTCCTTAAATTATATATGAATTAAAAAACCTCACTAGCTCTCTAGTGCGGTTAGGGAAAGAAGAAAGGAAATACAATACAACATGAGGCCAACAAGATGGCCGTATTCACGGCAAATAACAAAAACCCCTAGCGACTTGCTAGAGGAATGGATTAAAGCTAGAGAAGCATTCTATGTCAGCGTTGAGCAAGAGCGCATGTCTGCTTTAAAACAGTTGAATGAAGCTACTTATCGTGTCGAGAAAGTTGATCATTCAATTCAGCAACTCGGCTCTCGAGTTTAGAAATCTTTGCATTAAGCTTATCAACTTCTTGAAGCTTGAATGAAGTTTCAAGATCAACTGCTTGGGCTTTGAGTAATTCATCAACAAGTTTGACGATAGCATCAGAACCGCCCGCAAATTCGGTTAGTGCCTTGTCAGCTGCTTGTTTAAATGCATCGAATTGTTCGCTCATAATTCCACCTCCCTTCATTTGGGATAACTCAATTGTATCACGAAAGGAAATAAACAAATGAAACCATCAAAACTATTTAGCTGGATTTGGTCAAAAAAACAGCCACAACAAGAATGTTTCTTTGAACCAGTATGGACACCACGAGAAATTAACGACCAGAAATATGAAGCACGTCAGAGACGTGAGCGGTATCTAGCCGCTAAGTATCTTAACAGTAAATAGATCATCAATCTTCCAACGTGCAGCCACGGCCTCGTCGTGGAGTGTAACTTATACCCATAATTCCCCAAAAATTATACTAAATTACTTTTTTCCTAATTTTCCCATTTACAAGTCTAATAAAACATTGAAACATGACACGGTGGGGCTATGGGTGCACGTTGAGAGCACTAAAAAAAGCATGGGTTAGGGCCCATGCAAGAAAATTATACCAAGGAGATTATACCATGATTTCACAAACAATTGCAAAACCATCTTTTACTAAATCTAAAGCCTATGGCTTGTGTGGCACACTCGCACTCGCTACAGCATTGCTTATCGGTGCTGGTCAAGTATCAGCGGATGAAATAACACAGCCAGTAGTTGACGCTCAACCAGCGGTGTCTAATGTGTACACGGCTGACAATGCCGGCAATGTTACTGTGACACCGTCTGAAACAGTGGTACCGACAGAAACGCCGGTAGCAACTACAGAAGTAGCTACACCAGCACCAGCAACAACTACAGAGGTAGCTCAACCAGTAGCAGAAACACCGGCAACACCTACAAGCGTGACTAAAGAGGGTGACACTATCACCGTCGAAAACCCTAACGTGCAAGTGGACTTTCCTAATGGCACTGGTAAATATAACCCGTTTGAAGTGGAATACAAAGATATCAACTTCCCAGACGATATGGCTATCAACGAAGGCGATAAAGTCACATTCAACTTGCCAAAGGAAATCACTTTCCAAACAAATTATGACTTTGATGTGAAAAACCCAGAGAATAACGTGGTTGGTAAAGCGTCTACGAACGTAGCAACCCAAACAGTTACTACAGTCTTCAATGACTACTTCAAAAACCACCCATTGAACAAGCAAATGAGCTTGAAGTTAGATGCTAAGTGGACGGATGCCGTTGAATCAGGTAAGCCTGTGACCGTTAATTTCAACGGTACAGTCGTTACTGCAAACATCGGCAAAGAACAAGAAATCGGCAAGGATGAATTGGTCGCTAAGTGGGGTAGCCAAGACAAGGATGACCCTACTGTGATTGACTGGACTATTCGTGTCAACTATGCACGCCGTGTCCTAAACTATGTGACACTTATCGATACTATGAGCGACAATCAAAAGCTTGTAGACGACTATTTTGTAATGAATTATGTCGATAGCGTTGAACCTTGGACGGATAAAGGGTCAGCAATGGAACTTATCAAGTCAATGGCTAAATCAGACCACGGGTTTGAAATTAAAATGGATCGCCTTGATCGTATGGTTTATATCTGGTACAAAACTAAACTTGTCAATGCGGTTAAAGATTCAACCAACCCAACCAACAAGGTTGAGTTGAAAGCCGAAAATGATGGTGCTACATCTTCTAGCCGTGCCGTCTTGGTCGGTGGTAAAGGTGATGCCAGTGGTGAGAATAAACCAGTTTGGGAAATTCCACACGATGCGCCAAAAGTTGACATCCCAGAATTTGAGGGCGGCATCCCTGGCATTCCGGAAGAACGTGTGAAACCAGAATATACTGAGCCAATCGGAACTGTTCCGAATGATGCACCAGTGCTAGACAAACCAGAATGGAACGGTGGCACAGTACCAAATGAAGCACCAGTTTACGACAAGCCAGAATTCCAAGGTGGTATTCCGGGTATTCCAGAAGTACGTGAGCTCCCACCATTCGAGGGCGGCGTAATTCCAAACGATGCACCAATTTTGGACTTGCCAGAACTTAAAATCCCAGAGGAACCAACTAAACCAACACCAGAAAAACCTAGCACGCCAGAAAAGACCCCTAAAACGAGCG